ATCATGTTGATCCATGATTTCTTCAAGTGCGAGATATATGGAGATGAAGGATTTTCCGGTTCCGGCCATGCCATGGAACAGCAGATTTTTGTCTTTATTGTAGGATTTGAAGGCTTTATTTTGGTTGATGGTTGCTGGTTTTATTTCTCGTATAATGAATGGCTTAGAAGGCTTTACCGCTTTAATTTTTACGATTGGGTCTTTCTTACTACGTACCGACAACAATGAAGTCCTTTCCTTAATTTCTGGCGACATTGTTATTTATACTTTCCCTTATTCCAAGGTATTTTACACTTCTATAGTGTATTATGGAATTTGAATCGTTGAGCGAGGATTTGCCTTCTTCATCGCCTTCAGACGGCTACGCCAAGCCTCGGAAACCTTGAGGCCTCCGATGCGATAGGCATAGTTAAGGGGTCGGAAGACTTGTTGAATATTCTTATCAAATTCAAGCAAGGCCACGAAGTCATCGTATGACATTGTTACATCATACTCTTCGTTCGTGGTCTTGTCAAGCAGCGTATAGTTGTTAGGCATTTATGTTCCTTACTTTTTTGATAATGTCATATACGTTCGAATAAATTTGTTGATCTAGACGGGCGTCTCTTATGTCATATGAGAACATCGTATCATAAGTTAAATTATATGTGTCTACACGTTCAAACAATCATCAGACCTTCAAGAATATCAACCTCAGTAGTAATATTTTTATCATTCACATCCTTTTGTTCAAATATATCAGAAATATTAAGAGACGTATTAAGTGTAAGACAACTGCCGGAATCCGACACGATTATATTTCCATCACTATTCAAATCAATGACATAATTAATTTTGACATTACCGTCTTCACCGCCACAATATTTTTTGACGATATTCGACAATTTTGTTATAGAGGTAGGTGTTCTTTTCAAGATTCATTTTAAACTTCCTATGGATTGAGAAACATTACGAGTTTGTATAGATTGGTGTAGATTACTTCTTTAATCTTCCGGGATTCCACTTTCCAGCTTCTTCCTTCGATACCAAAAAATTTTTCACGCCGTCATTAACCACAACCTTTCCCTTATTTGTATTTGTTCCAATTACAGGGCCAGCGTCGTCGCCGGGCTCGAATACCGGCGCTGCGGCAGGCTTGAAACGCTTGGAGTAAAGGGCCTGTAGAGCCTCGTCAGTAAGTTCATCGGTACCTGTGATGATAGCCTTAACATCTTCGGCCACAGGGGCCTTCACAGGGTCAGGGAGAATGCCGGGATAGGCTTCCTGAAATAGTTCATAGTCAATTCCGGGATAGGGAAGATACTTGTCCTTGACGGCAAGAAGAAGTTCGGCATCATCTGGATGAACAGATTCAAGAAGCTGTTTAAAAAGATTCTCGCGCTTGCGCTGGTCAAGGTTATCAACTCCACCCTTACAGAAGATGTAAAGCTTACGATATTCACGATACAGCTTCGAATCCAAGTCTCCATCACGGCTGGCCGGTTTGTAGTCGATTCGACCCTTGGGGAGCAGCCATTCGACGCCGGGATGAAGAGCACCCTGCACGATGAAACGTAAGGGCTCGTTGAATACCGTGCGGAGATAAAGAATATGGTCGGCTCGTGTGTGGGTCTTCTTGATGTCGGATGCTGTCTTCAGCAATAGCGAGATGGCGGTAGGCTGGCTCAAAATATTCTCCTTAAAAGTTCTGGATGTCTGGTAATAGTTCTGATAAATTATGCTCCATGAAATAATTCATCAGGTTTTTCTTGGGTTTATCTTTTTGGACAAAATAGGTCTCTACGATCTTCTTTTGCAACTCCATCGGAGTCTTGCTCAGATCAATCAATTGTCTATTCAGATCAAATCTTTCCTTCAATTCGTCAGGCACCCTTTTATCTTCCCACCACAGGTCGATCTTTTTCTTATGCGCTGGCTTCTGTCTTATATTTAATGCGACAGAATTGATGGGCGAGAAGATATTGGGGATTGAGTCACCAGAATCGCCTTTAATTATGTGTTCGAAGAGATATTTGTTCGGATCATCCGTTTCTAGGAACTTTTTATCCACCGAACTGTACTGCTTGACGTTCTTATACCGCTGAAGTTGCATGAAATCATGGTCACGCGAGACGATCATGACGGGCTCTTCGAGAAAAACAAGCCTTACCAAGGTGGCGATGATATCATCCGACTCCGCGCCTTCCACTTCGATCAGCGGATAAGAAAAGTTTTCATTAATTTCTTCCTTGATCTTCCGCATGTACTTATACACGTCAGACCAGTTGATCAGGGACTCTTCGCGGGTCTTCTTCCTTCCGATCTTGTAGTAAGGAAATAAATCCTTGCGCCAATAAGTGTGAGAGTCGCAGGAAATAATCACGTTCCCATAGTCACGATGCTTACGCTTAACGGCCTGAATTGACTTCAGGACCATGTGGCGGATCAGGTCTTCGTTTAGCTCCACCGTATCGTTCATAAAAAGATACTGCATGACGGCGGCTACCATCGTGCCAGAGAAGTCAAGAAGGATCATTCTATTCCACCAATTCCTTCGGCTCCCTGTTCAAGGGCATTTATTGTTGCCTTATCCAACATTAGATCAACTAATGTATCACCATTTTCCTCTTCTCTGGTCAGTTCATAATAAAGACTCTTTGCAAATTCCTTTTCATCTTCAATGAAATATTTATGATTTTCAAATCCACATTCATTATTGAAGGCTACAGCAGCAGCAAATTTCAAAGCACTTATAGGAATTGTTATAAAAATATTTTCATCTGTCAGGATAACTTGTGCATTCATAGATAAAATTCCCCATAGGCTCCACCATATACAGCGTCGTCGTCTGCGGCTTGCTCTGCCGCTAGTAATTCTAATTTCGACGCCTTACGGATCATCATTTCGTTGTATTCTCCGACAAAATCATGTACCCAACTCTCAAGTTCGTAATAAGTATTTTCATCACTCTCCAGACGCCGGATAATGTTAGGGATCAAATCCTTAATATTTGGAGGGCGATTAGATAGAATTTCTAAAATCTCGGCACCCTTGTCGTTCGAATGAAACCGCAACTTAAGAGACATAATACACCTTTAGGTTTTATAGTTGAAAACGGCCTCTTCCTTCTCCATCTCGCGGGGAAGGCCGACCATCTGGGTCAGTAGATTATTCCACTGAATTTTACGGAAGTTCCAGTTATGGATTTGATCTACATAGGACTTCTGATTTTGAAGCTTCGCACCGATGTTGTAACCATCGGTATAATTTGAAATGGCGATATCAAGCATCGACTTAAAGGACAGACTGTGCTTGTTGATATCTTCTTGAAATTGGTAGGAATAGGTCCAATTTGCGGAGGTTTCATAAAGAGCCCCGAGGTTCGAATGAACACACGTCAACCCTGCCGACATCGCCTCGATCAGACACAAACAAGAAGTTTCCTGCCATGTAGAAGGATATGCGAAGATGTGAGACTTGGCAAGGGCTTCTCTCACAATATCATTAGATTGAGACCCATGATAATTAATCTTGGGATGTTGGCGGCAGAAGTCGAACAGCGCCTCGTATTCCTTATCCCGCTCTGACCATCCATAAAGGTCGAACGACGAGAACACGTCTAGCTCTAGATTAGGATACTTCTCCAAGAGGCTAGGGAAGACTGTGGCGAGAATGTTCAGACCACGATGGGGAGTGGGCGTGTAGATCAGCCGAACCGTGTCGGTGGGCTTGTTAACGTCCACGCCTTCAATCGGAAGAATCGAATTCTCGATGACGATGCACTTCGACCATGGAATGTTATATTCCTTGATGAAGGATTGCATCTGCCAGTTTGAAACAAACACCAGAAGGTGGAACTTTTTCCATCCAGAATATTTCAGATAATCCAGCGACGGATCACCGGCAAGGTCGTGGATATAGGCAATTCTAATTTTTGTTTCGTCCAGAGACTCGGTGAGTCTCGTCGGAATAATTTGAAAATTACTCATCAAATCTTCGTGTACGGCTTCCTTCAGACGATTCATCAAAAGTTCCGTCCCTCCAAGAGGAATTTTATTTTTAGTTAACATTTTTCTCCTTAAGCTGATTCTAAGTTGGGTGCCGTCTCGATATGCACGATAGATTTGAATCCCTCGTCGGCGGTGGGCATTTCGAAAGACTTTTTCATGCTCTCGACAATTCTAGAGGGAATAGTCTTCCCCGGTCGGTTTTGAAGACGATATTCATGACAGATATCATTCTCACAGGTAACATAAACACACACCTTGATATAATCATCCGGTATCATGTCCATAATTCTCTTGCGAGACTTCTTGTTGAGATTAGTACGGTCCACGATGAAGCTTACACCATCCTTGACGGCCTCGTTGATGCTGTTGAAGAAGGTCTTGGTGGCTTCACCAATTTGATCTTCGAAGCATTCGTTATAAGTCATGCCATGCGTGTTGGCATAATCCTGAATGATGTTATCCGTCGAAAGAACACGAACTTTCGGATCAAAGACATTTTCCTTGATCCAAGTGGACTTGCCGCTGCCGGGAAGGCCAACAATAACATGCACATATTTAAACATGATCAACCTCCTCCAACCACATTAACATTAACAAGACGAAACAAAAACACCATCACGAATAATGCGGATAAACCACCAAGTCCAATGACCCAACCGAAAGCGTCATCAATCTTCGCGATACCATATGTTCCGATCAACGTAAAGAAAACTGTCAGAAACAGGGGGATATAAATCGAAAGGTAGATCATATTAATCCTTCAAAAAATTTAAATGGCTCCCTCGTGTGGGGTCGAACCACAGTTTCAGGTTTCAGAGACCAGTGTCCTACCATTAGACGACAAGGGAATAATATATACGATATTTATTGACATGTAAAGCCTCTTTTATCATCTTCTGTGTAGAAGACGCTTTTAATTTCAAAGGCGGCGATGGCATTCATACATCCGGCACATGGCTTGGCGAGGCCTGAGACATATTTTCCCCTCGGCTTGTCCTTTTTCACCCTAGAAACGTAAATCGAACACCTTTTTAGATCATCCAAGGATATCACACGCAGGGCATTTTTGATAGCATCAATTTCAGAATGTAGGTAAATACATTCTTCGATGGAGCCGAACCTCTTCTGGAAGGGATGGGATTTCTTGGAGTTGACGCCGAAGGAAATCAGTTTAGTTCTTCTAAAAATTCCTGAAACCATCTTGGCGTTGGATGTCTTTTCGACGGCGAGGGCCATGTTGAACATGGTGTCGTAAATCTCGTTATGTCTCATATATGATGCATTATCCGGCCTTACGTCTCATTTATGATACATTAGAATGATAGTTGTGGGACTGAGCCACATTTCGTGGATATAAAGCCGAAGTTTTATCTTTTAAACTAAACTATCATTCTAAATGTATTAGAAGTTAACTAGAGGAATCGAACACTCTGCCTCCGCTTGGCGCGGTATCTGCTACCACTAGAATAAGTTAACTTCTAAACTGGCTCCTAGTCTGGGGATCGAACCCAGCTAATCATTGCTTAACAGGCAAGACCTTGCACCAAGCTTGGTTTCCTAGGAATAATTCTACATCCTATTTATACGAAAAAAATAGGAATATCAATGACAATCTCAGTTGATACCCAGAGCATCCATGTAGAGGTCTAAGATTTCCTCTTCCTCACGTCGAATCTCACGATCCTGCTTACGGATCGAGATAATCTTACGAATAATTTTCGTGTCGAAGCCGGTTCCCTTGGCCTCCGCATAGATTTCCTTCATATCGTCCTTCAAGGCCTGTTGCTCTTCAGCGAGACGCTCGATACGCTCCACGAAGGCGCGTAGATGACCAGCATTGACTTCCTCGGTACCCGTTACCACGTCATTAAAACCATCAACCATTTTTAAACTCCTTTGAAGAAATTATCTTCTTTGCTGTATCTAATTGTGTATTCATCTTCTTTTGGATCGTACCAATAATCCAGAAGAATAAAACGTGCATCTATTGGATAAAGTACAAATTCTTCGATATCAGACTTCGACTTGAATTTCTTATGACTAGCCAAAAGAGGCTTACCATCATCCAAAAATAAGACCAGTACTAAACATATCATAAACAGCTTTAGCCTCCACGATAGGTGTCACCGGCATCAAGTCGGAAAGTACGTGATACCGATTCGATAACCACGTATTAAATTCTTTTGTAAATCCATCCGTCGTTTCAGACAACATTATCATCTCCTTAGAAAGAAATTACCGGATCGGCCACCACGGCTTCTCTCGGGAAGTAGGGGAAGGTAATAGGCTCTCTTGGACCCTTTGGATTGTCCAGATCATGGACAAGACCGTCAGGCTCCTTGAAAACGCTACTAATTCTGATGTTTTGATAAATATCCTGACCATTTAAATGCTCGGTGATGTTCATCCATTCGTCATCTTCGCCCGTCAGGGGAGTCAGACACTTGCTACAAATCAGACGATTTAGAACAGGTGCCATGGCCCATACTGCGCCGCCAGAATCCCATGTTTCAAAAAAGATGTCAAGGATTTTTTTCACCGCATCCTTATCGGTCTCTTCAAAACCGGCCTTATCCATCTCATAAATTGCTTTATTTCTAATACTCATTTTCTATGCTCCTTTTCCATTCGAAACCACTTAATATACGTGAACCTAATCTATCGATATATTCTAGTCTCCAGAATACACGTTCCAACCATACCCACCTTCCATCAGAAAGTATAACTGGATGCCATGCAAAGCGATAGTATCCTGAAGTTTCCTTTTGAAGTTTGGCTACGGCGGCTATTTTCCTCTCTTGCTGAGTTTTACCCCAAATCATCAATGCACCGGCTTGATGAAGACGAGAGAATTATCCTCTAGTCTAAAAATCTGCCAACCGGGATACCTCTTATGAAAGTCGGCAAACCACTTCTTGTCACCCTGTGATAAAATTCGTCTGATCAATTTTTTTTCTCCTTTCAAGATTAGCTTCTGCCAATTCATTATCTTTATTTTCTAATTCTCTGGCTAGATTCATATAATATTTCTTCAATGAGAAGAATTCCTTTATATCTATTAGATATCTCTGACGCACGAGCCAATAATCATCATTACAGAATCTTTTAGATTCTGGTTTTTCGTGCCACCCCAAGACGGTCATATCCACAGAACCGTCTTCAAGATATTCCTCAAGAAGAAGAAAAATGGGCAGGCCGACTTTATCTTGTGGTTTTACAATTAAATTATAAGAAGAATTGTTGATAGACCTGACTTCAATCGTAAAACCTACATCGATATTATTTTTAGAAGACATCCCTGACCAGCAAAGATTAAAACAATGTGCAACGGCGATTTCTGCTCTGGCTGCTCTTAAATCCTGTATAAAGTTTTCAAAAGGATTTTTTTCTCTATTTTCATCAGGAACACCTTGATCGTTGCATTCAGATATACGGAGAAGTGCCTGATGATAGGCCATATTGAGGTCTCTTTGGGAAAGTATATGATGACACTTTCCCGCGTTTTTATGACCTTTAGGATGAATATCCCATCGATGATGGTCTAAATCTTGAATTCTTTCTTGATCCATTCGTTAATATCCGTTTCATTAAAAAGAGCCATCCAGAATTCTTCATTATCTTCGATATCCTTGGCCTTATACTTTTCGTCAGGCTTGTCCTTACGGGCGTAGGACTGTGCGGTAGGCCGGATCACGTAACCCGCCTCCACGGCCAGATCAAGCATACCTGACCACCGTTTGATACCCTCATCGAAGTAGACCATGATCGGGATTTTGGTGTCTGCCTTAATGAATCGGGACTTGTAGGTGCAGATGGTGAACTGGAAACCCTTAGTTTCCTTTTCTTCCTTTTCCTTGGCCTTGGTGATGGTCCAGATGACGTTGGAATTATAAATTGAACCGGTACCACCAGTCGGAACATCCTTGCTGTACATTTCGATGGTCTTGTAAGTATGATTTACCATGACACCATAGACATCCTTCGAATTAATCAAAGGCATGATCATGCGGAAAACAGACTTCATGACCTTGGCGCGGGTCATGTCCTGTGTCACCTTCTCGTCGGCAGCGTCGGTTAATTCCTTGATTGTCGGCATATTTCCGAGACTGTCAACAAGAATTAGAACCCTATCTTCTTGGGTAATTTCGTTCAACTGCTTGACAATATCACTTCTAAATTGTTCTAAATTTAGAACAGGACAGTGGATGATGTTTTCAATGTTGATGTCCTTGAAATAAGACTCGGGAGTTCCAAACTCGGAATCATAAAACAGCACGATACCAGCAGGAAATTTATTCAGGAAGGCACCAACAAGTTCGATGGCAAATTTCGACTTAAAGTGCTGCGACTCGGCAGCGATTTGAACGAGGCCGGGAACCATTCCACCAAAGAAGGCGTCGCCGGAAAGGGCGATATTCAGGGCCGGAACGTTGGTTGTGACGATATCCTTGGCCTCGAAAAGCCGACTTTCGGACAAGACATATGCATCTTTAATGGTACTGTTCTTTAGCAGCCGCTCCTTAAGGGAGCCGGTCAGCTTCTTCTTTTCTTCTTTGGCCAAACTAAAATACTTCCTTTTTAGAGTTTCAAAACTTGATTATCGAAGTCAAATATATCCTCATCCTTGGGTCTTGTCAAGGGTTTTCTGGAAGCATCAAAGGCAAATTGTGAGGCGATAAGAAGGACGAGGGCTAGGGGGTCGAATACAAATACAAGTGTGCTAATGATTCCACGAACTGTTGATTCGAGTTGTCCTTTGGAAGCATTACCGTACATGAAGTCAGCAATGTAAAGTAAAGGACCGAAATCAGAAGCAATCTTAGCGTTATTGTTATCATCGTTGATCCTTTCCTGCGTTAAATCCTGTTTAATCTTGAGATGATCTGTTTTCTGTTTGGTAAGATTATCTCTCTGTTTACGTTGTGCTGCGGCTTGCGCCAGTGATGTATTTGCCTTTCCTTGATCGGTCAGTTTTGTAATCGCATTATCGATCTGCATGACCTGATTACTCAAATCCTTGATGATCGAATCTTCATTATCAATTTTAGACTGTACGATCTCCGTCTGGGATATTTGATTATTATTTATTACTTCCTGCTCGATATGGGCCTTCGACAAGAATCCGAAGATGCCTATCGAGTTGATAAACATCAGAATAAAGATGGCAATCATCAGATAGGACCGGATGAGCAGCGGTGCCTTCCAATTTTTATGAAGGAAAATGACAGCCGAAATCTTGCCTATTTCAAATACAACGCCCATGATAATAACCGCGATGAAGGCACCGGGAAATATCGTGGTTAGTCCTGTGATGGAGTACCATGCGCTGGTTGCTGAGATGCTTAGAGCAGCCAGCAGGGTAAAGATTGCGACAAATATTAGACGAATCCCTTCGCTTCTAATCTGGCTCGTGCAGCCTTGATATCCTCGGCGGTTGGAAGCTTCTTCTTATTCTTAATATTCTCCCTATTCTTTTTGATTAATTCCTGCTCAATGGAAATAAATTCTACCATCTGCTTCAGTTCTTCCTCGGGGATTGGCTCATCGTCCTTCGCCTCGAAAGTGAATTCAATATCCTTCATCGTCACCTTAACTACTTGCTGACTATCAGGATCAAAAAAAGGAATTTCAGATAGGGCGTCGAAGCCGGATGTCATAAACATATACATATTTCCCTTGAGGAAATTCTGTTTGACTTCTAGAAGAATTTCGATGCACTTGATATAATTATCTCGATTCTTTTCTGCGCGAAGTTCTCCGTCTTCCGTGTCACCAATGTCCTTGATGACGGCGATTAGATTATCTAAAGACTTCTGTTGCTTACCATCAAGTTCGATATTGAATTTGATCTTGTGTAGCTCGACTTCCTCAGAAGGTTCCTCCAGAAGTGGATCAGGACCGTTAATCAGATCATCAATATTCATTTTTCTTCCTCGATAAACTTGATGGCGCGGTTCATCAGATCGGAAATCTTTTCCGCGCGGGTCGGCCAAAACAGATAGGGCTTCAGGGGGTCTTGACGGAGACGTTCGAATAACGGCCAGATCATCGCCTTTAGTCCTAGAAGCTTACGCTGCGTCTCGGTAAGCTGGTCTTTCTGTTCATCAATCAGGTCTTTCTCGGCCTTCTTGACTTCTTCCTCAGACATGAGTGAGAAGCCATAGTCGAATATTTCAAGTTTTTCGTCGTCGCTCAATTTGTACTCCTTAAAATTTTTCTGTAGGTAACTTCATTTTTCATGGTGATTATCATATGTTGGAGATAACCACACTCATCATAATGATATTTACATATGGAATTGTTGGAAACACGCTCCATGAATTTGGATAAAGGAATATCATCCTTGATGACTTCTTTAAATTCCTGCATGGGGGTCGGCGTGGGAAGATAATAATCTTCTGACATACTCAGATCATCCATTTAATATTTCTTTAAACTCCATCGGTAAGATGACGTTAGAGGGAGCATCCTTAAATAATGGAGCAATATCTTCTGGTTTAAAACCAGCCAGACCACACCCGATAGGTGTCAACTCAAACGTCAGTTCTGGGTTATTTATCGCGAATGTAATGAATAATTCTACATAACAATCAATAACTCTTAAAGGAAGTGATATCAAACGAGTATCCTTGGTTGGAATGGCGAAGGATGTTCCTTGTAATCCATATCCTTGACCATAGATAGCGCCATGATGTTGTTTGGTATAGAGGGCGGCTCCTTTGCCGTGCCTCCCTGCCAGATTCGAACCAAAGACAAATACATTTCTCATTTCACTCCGCAGATTCTCAAATCCTGTTCTATTTCAACTTCTCTTTCAGGAGTTAAATCAGTAGTATCAACAGTTCCATAATATCTAATAATCTTCAAAGGGTATACAACGTTACCAAAACGTATTGTTAATGGATTCGAATGATTGTCTCTTATAATATTCAGATTATAAACAGACCTCTTACCCGCGCGAATTTTTGAATCCATCGCAACGCAGGTTTTTCCGACGCACTTTGTTTCGTCAAAAATAAATCCAAGCCGCATTGGCATAAAATTTTTCAACATCTGACTATCTAATGTGTATGTATAAACTCTTTCTGTTTTCATCCGAAAATATCCTCCAAATTATCTGTCTTCTCGACAGACCATCCAATAACCGCACACAAGTCTTTCAATGGTTTTAGAAAGACTGCCTCGAATTGCCTATCATAGTCGATGAATTTAGAAATGTCAAGAATTTCCGGCATTTCGGCCTTTGTTGCGATAGCACCTTCATGAAAGGGATTTTCCGCGACAAGATAACACATCTTCACCTTGTCGTGATCAAGGATCGGCTCATATTTGTCTTCCAGACCATAATCCTTGATCACCTTGTTGAAGACCAGCGAGGCCTTGACTTGGGCCGGTGTTCCCTTCTTGTAAAGGGTCTTCGGATCATAATACTTTTCAAGTCCATTGACGCCGGAAGGCTTGCCGATTTCCTCGAATGAAAGCTTGTCGAAGTCCTTACGGAATTCGGCTACCAGCTTCCACAACGCCTCGTTGTCCTTGTTCATGATGATCTTGAAGCATTCCTTCAGCCGGTCCCGCGACATGATCGGCGTGTTGGATCGAACGGTCTCCATGCCCGTCACCTTAATCTCAGGATGGGTCATGAAGACGCCTTCGTCATAAAGGACGTTCAGGACGTAACGCTTCTTGCCCTTGAAGATCACCTTGTCACAAATTTTTTCAAGCTTGACTTCGGTGGTGACCTCAAAAACATTCAACTTCTCACCAAGGATTTTACATGAGTCGTTAATGAAAGGAACCACGGTTCCCTGCATAACCTTAATCAGAACGTCAAGAATTTCCTTCTGATCGGTCAGACCCAGCTTCTTGACGACGGGATCGAGCCGGATATAGGCGCTGTCTGTATCCGAATAAATCACGTAATTTTCGTCTTTTGTTCCAAACAAGGTGTTCAATTTTTTATCAACCTTGTCGGTGATGAACAGCGTCGTCATTTGGCCCGACAGCGTGATGCTCTCCCCCAGATAGGCAGCAAACCAACGGAAATATTTGTTCAGGAAGGCTCCATATCCCGAGTTGCCAATCAGCTTGTAGGCATTCTGAAGGTTATTCAGCGCGGCATAAAGATTTCCCTTTTCTTCATTGTCGGGATCATTCTCATACTCCTGCTTCGCCTTGATCATCTGCTTCTTATAAATCTTTCGTCCATCGAAGAATTTTTTCAGGATGGTGGGAAAGAAACCACGCTCGGCGCGGCGGTAAAGGCAACCATTCGGTGCCATGCACAGATCACGCTCGACCAATTCCTTGGTGAAATCCGAGATGTCTTCGAACATGATTTCAGTCAGCGAGGGGCGGAAATCCAACATGCCATGGTAGCTGTCAGGCGAGATGTTGTATTGCATCGCCAGAGAAGGATACAGGGACGTAAAGTCCACCGAGGCTACCCATTCGTATAGGCCGGGAACAGGCTCCTTCACATAGCCTCCTACGATGGTCTGCGTGGACTCAGACATTTCCATCGGAGGGACGACGATTTTCTTGTCCATCAGATAATTATGAATGATAACATCCCAAGGCTTGACAGTGGAAACCGTATCCTCGAAATTCACCCGTTGAACGTAGGCAATCGACACCATCTGGGCGATATAATGAAGCTTCTTTTCAAGCTTCTCGACCAGCAGGGCATCATGGATGTTATAATCCATGAACAGCTTGAAGTTTTCCTTGTAGAGCCGATCAAGGGTCTTGTATACGGAATAATCAAGCTTCTGCTCCTTCAACTCCACGAGGGCGATGAAGTTCAGGCTGTAGCTTTCCTTCTCTCCCATGGAGAATTTTTTATATGCAGCCATATAGTCGATAATCGATAACCCACCAATCTGGTAGGTCTTGAATTCTTTACCATTCTTCCAACGTACATTACGATCTTCGATGATCCCGAACGGCGACATGCACTTGGCCTGCCGCTCCGACAAAACCCGCTTAATTCTATTAATTAGATAGGGAATATCAAAGAACTCAATATTCCAGCCTGTGACGATATCCGGCAACCATTCCGGCTGATTCCAGAACTTTAGAAACTGCTTAAGTAGCTCTTCCTCATCTTGACATTTGACATACAGACGGCCCTTAATCGAGGCATAGTCATAATATCCAAAGGAAATTGTCTGGCCCTTGTTGACCAGCGTGATGGCGGTAATCTCCTTGTCGGCGGTATCAATATTAGGAAAGCCGCTTGAGGAATCCGTCTCGATATCGATGGATATGATGTTTAGAAGGTTGAAATCGTACTCGAAACCCTCTTTAAAGTTATCATAAAGATAGACATACTGGTAATCGGTCAGGCCATAGATTTTATGACCCTCGACACCCTCATAACGTTGTATAAACTGATAGGCCTCCGAGATGGAGGAAAATTCCCTCTTCTCGACGGCCTGACCATGGATCGTCTTATATACCGACTCGCGGCTGGTCGGCGTGAAAAGATAAGGCTGATATTCCACCTTCTCAGTATATGGCTGACCGTCGTTGTAGCCACGCACGAGCAGCAATCCACCCTTGCGCTTAACATTTGTGAAGAATTTCAATAGAGAGCCCTTTTATATAAATTTAAAACTTCATCAATTCTTAGCTGGATTTTCTTTTCAGAAAGACCAGCCAGAGAGGCGTCATCGCGGAACTGATCCCACGCGATGACGTAGTTTTTTTTCAACAACTCTTCCGCAATCATGTCAAGCGGAAGACCGTAGGTTTCAAAGAATTTAAAGATGCCTAAGAGAACGAACCTATTCTGCTCGGTGATCCCAACAATCTTCATGATTATCCCTTGTATGTGATATCCGGGAAGGACCGAGGCTTCTTATAGGCATTCTTATAGGCCTTCTTCACATATCTGTCAAACTGTAATTTAGAAAGACTATTCCAGAAAGGACGACCAGCAAGGTGATCCATCTCGTGTTGCACGACTCGCGCCGTCAGGTCCACGAAGGTCTTGGTATAGGTCTTTTGATCTGGACCTTGAAACCGCACCTTGACGTGTCTCGCGCGTGTAATGGGAAAGATCAGACCGGGAAACGAGAGACATGATTCATCTAGCTCGATCTTTTCCGCAGACTGATAGACGAGGCGCGGATTAATGAGGAAGAAATTTTCTGGTGATCCCTGCATACAGAAGACGTTGAAGCTGCCGGGAAGATTAAGCTGGTTATAGGCCAACCCTAAACCCTTCTCATTTTGCATGAATTCTACCATGCTCTCGGCTAGATCAATAACGTCATACGGAGGATTTTCAAAGTCCCATGGCTGACCGGGAACCAGCAGCTTGTGGTGTGAACCATATTCTAATTTCAATTAATTCTCCTAAAATAAAAAAGGGGATTGGGAGATGTACTTCCCAATCCCCATTAGGGAGCTAGTTTTGCACCTAGCGCCTCCACCACCTAGTTTTTACTCTAAACTAGGAAACGTCACTTCTTTTTTTTATACTCGCCACATTGAGGATGAATAAGAAGTGATAAGAAAAACACCGGCCTCTTTAATTCCAATTATCCTCTCTATCCCCATATTTCTTTTGATAGTCCTTGTCTTTCTTCTTTGGGTTTCTCTTGCCCTGAACCTCGTCCTTTTGCAAGTCCTTTATTTCAACTTCTTGTAGGCGAGGCTTAGGCTTGTCTTCAGAAAAATTATTAAACATTATTGGACCTTATACGGGGATAGAAATCAGTAGGCTACGTTAACCGAGGTAGCGCCGTAACGGACTGAGATATCAAACGCGGTAGACTTCGGAACACCGATCTTGGTTTCGATCTGACGATATGACAGACCACGATCAAGAGCCCGTAGAACCTTACGATCACGAATCTCAATTGGCGACAACTTCTTACTCATATTTATTTTTCTCCTAAATTTAGAACCGAACCTATTCCGATTCTTCAGATTTGTCAAGCACTGACAAATGGTTGTTTGACATCGTAGAATGCATCCACAAGGTCACGAATTTCTTGATCAACCTCTTGATACCTTTGGGCATCCAGCGAGGCCTCTAGAAATTCTAAATAGTCTTCTTGGCTCAGGGTCTCCTGAACCATGGTAAAGAAACTGACGTTTCTATTAAAAGGCACTATCATATCGATCTTACCCTTCTTTTTATAGTCGGCAAACTGGATGATTTCGGCCATCTCAATCCTCCTTCTTGTTACGGGCTTCCATGAAAAACGATGTTGACGCCACGATTGCCGATAAAAATTTTGGGTCTTCCCAGCCGAGTTGCTTGTAATAGCTGTACGGAATTTCAAGTTGAAGATCGAAAACTCTTCCTAGCAGGACGTGGTACTCAACATCTGAATTTTCATTTCTAAGGTCGTCAAAAATGGTATTGTAATTATCGAGAAACCTTTCTAGGGAACTTATTGTGATCCCGCTTGTTCTCGGCTCATCATCCTTCTCGACCTTGCCTAAAAAGATGTCCTTCAGCGCCTTAACTACTTCAACCAATTATATTTACCTCTTCGATGATCGGCTTGGTGACCGATAAATGCTTAATGCTTTGAAAAAAGGTGCAGGCCGATTGTACATCATCGAGAACCTTAACCTTCTCCACCAAACGATTCTTCTCGTCTTTGATGCTGTAAATCACACGATTCTTGGCCATAACTTCCCCTTTCGACTTTTAAGGGACCATTATGCCCTACATTTTTAGAAGTGTCAAGTGTTTTTTGGAACTTCTAAAAGGTTGTCAATCGGTATGGAGCGTTGACCAGCGGCGATAGCGGTGGCCATAAGTGCCGTCATTTCCTTTTTCGTGCTGTTCATCCAAATGTCTATATCAAATTCAAACGATGAATTTTCGGCAAAATAAGCACATTCCTCCCGCATATCCTCCGCAGCCGTGGTCTTGGCGGATTTAAGGGCAGAGAGGATGGCGCTGTACTGCTTGCCGCAGTCAACAGACGTGTCATTATCAGAATCACATGGAAAGCACTCCATGTTTGTAAGTTTTCTGGCCAATTCTTCAAGAATACCGCTCATATCATGTGCTTCCATATTCATCCATCGCGTCGAACAACTTCTGAGTATCAGCCCTCGCCTCGTCCCGTTCTCTCTCTATGGATGCAACTCTGTCATCAAATGACTTCTGAAACTCTTCCAGTTGCGCGGAACGATGTAATATTCGTTTAACTTCGTTAATACTCTTCTTATCTCCGATAACATTGAACCCAGACCAAGACATACCAGATATCTCGGATGAATATGCGAGTGGTCCAAGTTTGAACTCAAGTTCATCTCTTTCCGTCAATAGACAACTGATTTCTGACGACAGTGCGTCGAAAAGTTCGTCTTGTTTTGATGTTGTGTTCATCAGATTCAACCTTCTAAAACAAAATAATCAATGGGAACCCCACAGTAGGAGGCAGGCTTCTGTCCAATATTCTTCCAGTCGGAAAAACGAACCTTCACATGGATATGGTCTTCAACAGCCTCCACGACGATGTTCCTGACGGGAAACTGATAATACAGTTCCTTACACAGAACCTTCAACTTCGCCT